TTCCCAAATATTAGCCATTTTTCGTTTCCTTTCATTTAGAGTTTGTCTTACCCTTCCCCTCTAAATGAAAGGGGGACGGGCGTAAAAAAATCATTCAAATTTTCTTATTCCGACCCCAGGTCTTTTAATGGCGTTTCCCTGAAACTAACCAAATAGGAATATGTTACTACTATTTTATTTACTACTAAAATCCATACTGCCGTTCTGCTTCTTTTCGTACCTGAACCGCAGTACTGAACTCTTTATATAAACCTAAATTAATACGTTTTTTATTATTAATATAAGCTTCCCATTTTTTAGTTTTTTTATTAAAACATACACCTTTTATTCCAGAAGTATTATTTTTTTGTAATCCTCTGTTTCTCATATTTTGAAATTGTGTGACATCTCTTAAATTTTTCCATTTATTGTTATGTTTAATTCTGTCAATATGATCAATTTGATTTTTAGGAAAAAACCCAGTCATACCTAACCAAATTAATTTATGAGCTTTATATGATTTACCTTTAACACACACAACAACATATCCTTTAGAGTTTATATTTCCTGCTATTGCTGATTTTTTCCTACCTTTTCCACTCTTTCTCCATTTAAGAATACCTATTTCAGGATTATAAGTAAAAAGTTCCTTTACTTCTTTCTGTGTAATCATATACAACCTCCGTTGTATTCTCAAAAATTTTGTTGCGGCAGGAAGTTGAGTAGCTTCTTTTCGATCCGTCGATCTATCCGCAACAACCTATTTTAAACTGAATTATTTCCCTGAAACAATTCTTAGGAACATTGTTAAGTTTACATTAAAATAAAAATACAACTATGTCAAGAAAAAATTCTCCTATAGGGTGGTTTATTTATTTTTGGAAAAAAATACCCCATCAAATTAATGATGAGGTATCTTTAAACAGAATTACAATACAGAATTAGCGGAGATTGTTTGTTGATCCGCTACGAGGTCCATAATCAGAACCAGGTTCTGCTGTTTCAGGAAGATCTAAGAAAGGACGGGCCTCAATTTCCTGAATTAACTTGGAAATAGTATTCAAGTTATTTTCTGCACGATTAAAATCAAATTCCACAAGAGAACCAGCCATTGATGCAGACTGAGATTTTGCAAGTTCCACAGCAGTCATGAGCCATTTTTCAGCCAGGAGCTGTGTTACTTCATTCAAAGGAACATTATTACCATTGATATCAACAGTAAAAGTAAAATACTCCTCAGTAAAATCAATAGGTAACTGGGTGGGATGAGTAGCAGGATTATCAGGAATAGGTTTTGCATTTAAAGATGCAACCATTGCCTTAGCATAATCCACATAAGATTTTTGACGACCAAGAGCGTGAGTATCCAGTCCGTTTGAATGTGCGGCTGAAGGTTCACGGGCGATTGTTTTTCCAAATTCAAACATTGTCTTCGCACAAGTACGAAGCTCGGAGTTACGATTTGGATAAATCATAAACAATTCTTTTAGGGCCATTTTTTACTCCTTTTTTTACTAAAATAAAAAAATACTACTATAATAGCCTTCTTAAAAACAATAAAAGAAAACAATAAATATGTCAAGTAGTACTTTTTTCTGTATTATTTTTTAGCTCTCAATTTACGGAATGTTTCTAAATCACCTTTAGTTGCCGCTTCTGCAAGAGCCGCGGTATAGTCATTAGGATCATTATAAGCTCTTCCACGAAAGTTTGCACTGGTTGATTCCGGCCAATAATGAGGATGGCTTTTCTTCAAACTGTCAATCCAGTTATAAGGAGTCAAAATTTTATCATCAGCAGTTTTCCTAAGTTTGCCATCCTTGTCCCGAGATTCAATAGAACCATCTTCACCTAAGGCAAATTCTCTTGATCCTCTCAAGATAATATCATCTATTGCTTCAGGACGAACTTTGGCCTGAAGGGCTGCTTCACGAAGACCATCTTCAATCATTTTGTTTTTATACAGATTTTCAAAAGTCTGACTTTTTGTTGAAGTCTCTTCCAATTTTTGAGAAATTTCTTCCAATTGAGTTTCATATTCCGATTTTAAATTGGATGTTCTTTTTTCTAAAAGCTCATCAATCTTACCTTCCTTGATCATCTGAGCTTCAGCATTGGTTTCAAGAAAATTCAAAGCCTCTTTTGCTTTTTCAGGATCAATATTTTCAAAATCCTTCAGAGTTTCCTGTATTTTCTTTTTTTCATTAAGAAGTTCCTGGTTCTTATTTTTCAAACCAGCAGTAGCTTCTTCAATTTTTTTGTCCATGTCACCTAAGAGGGATTCTTTGGTTTCTTTAACCATTGCTTCATGGGCTTCGATAGTCTGTTTTCTTAAATCTTCGTCCTTGATGTGGTCAAACATTTTCATTCTCCTCAAGAGATTTAGGTTCTCAGAACCTGTTTAAAATTATGCTTCTTCAATTTCTGTTTTAGAAGAAGCTTTGTCCTTTAATTCATTTCCTGTTTTCATTTCCTGTCTAACTTTTGATTCAAACATATTTGCCCCTAAGTTGTCAACCATTCCCCCTTTCTTAACATTTTCAAGTACAGTTTTCATTTCTTCAGAATTAATCATTTCAAGATACTCCTCATATGAAACTGATTGTTCCAATAAAGAAGCATCCAATAAATAACGATACAGAGTTTGTAATGGGACAGCGGAATCTTCAACACCAAGAAGAATAGATTTAAGAACACCGGCATCAGGAAATCCAGTATTAAGTGAATTAGGTGCATCAATCTGAACTTGTTCTAAAGGAATACCTGACCATTCACACATATATTCCATACAAGTTTTTATGGCATTGACCGCTGACATATAAATACTAAAAATAGTTGCCGATTGGGTAGCTTGCCTGATTCTCAATGCTTCCGCAGCCTCTACACCTTTCCGTGCATCCAAAATAGCAACACCATGACGAATAGCTTCTTCATATAAATCTTTTATGTGATCTTTTACATGTGTCAAAGCTGCCGTATCAGTTGTTGTATAAAAAACTCTTGCTGCTTCATTCGGTATTACCATCATCACTGAAGAACCAACTACATTTGGTAAATCATCATCATTTGATGCTCCAACAATTACTAAAGTTGGATTACAAGATAAAAATTCTGAATTAGCAAGGTCGGCTTCTTTCCTATAAATCTGAACAGAACAATTTGCTACTGAAACTAATGGAATAGGCTGAACATTAAAATCATTATCAATAGAACCAGCAATAACTAAAGGAATCTTATCCATGCTTTTTCCATAAACAGTTGGAAGGACACTAATTCCTTCATCTATAGTAAGTTCCTTTGAATTTTTATTATAACCTTCCTTAAATTTTTGAGTAATGTATTTTCCTTCTTCATTAATATAAAGAACCCGATATTCATCATCGGTATCATGAGAAAAAATATTATCTGAATCAGTTACTTTTTCTTGGATTACTCCGAGTTTTAATTTCTGTTCACCAGATTTTTCATCATTTCCTATTTTCCAATTAATAAATTCTTCAGCACTGTACTGAACAAATCTGAATTGATTTATCTTTGGCAAATAATCAATTAAAATAGGAACTCTTCCTGTCTGGAAAATTTCAATAATAACATCCAGAAAAAACTGATTCATTGACTTTCCATCTTTTGTGGCAGTTTTCAAAAGATAATCTAATTGAGGTGGCACATGAAATTCAGGTAATTTTGTTACAACAAGACCAAGAGCACCAGAAAGAGCATAAGATACAATTAAAGGAAAATGAGCCCTTTCAATATAAGCATCATATGCAGCAGCATACTCTCCTGACATTCCTGCAGGTCTTGGTAAATATTTTTCAGTTTCAGATTTAATCTTATCCTCACCTTTTAAACAATCACGAATCTTTTTCCATGATTTAGTAAAATTTCGATAATCTGGATGCTGATTTGAAACAGAAGTTGCATAATCGGAAATAGACATCTTTTTCTCCTTAAATTCCTACTTTTCTACGTTTTAGTTTCATCATCTTTCTAGTCAATAAATACCTAAGAGAATCCATTGCATGATCTTCCAATTCTGTATCAATGTCCTCCGGCTTCTTCTTGTCTCTTTGCATTACTGGTAATGTTCGTATATGATGTTGAGCAGGTTCCATAAAATATAAATGAGGAGTTTCTACATCTCCTCTTTTAGCAGCTCCTAACATCTGACGAATCATAGCCCAGCCAGCTATTCTTGATCCTGAACCTTTATATGCTTTAGTCCATCTACACCCATGAGTAGATAAATTCGCAGCAATTGAAGTTCCGTCCCTAACTTCCCAAATAGAAGTATCAGCAGGACCAGGTGTGACTCTCAATTTATATTCTGCATATAAAGCATTATCCATGCTCAGAACTCTTTCTGCAATCTCTTGTGAAGTTGCTCTATCTCCTTCATTAGCACTTCCATTCCAACCATAAATTTCATTAGGAACAATTACAGAACCTTTTGGAATAAAAGGAATATCATCTTCTTGAGGCTGTTCACCATTAGCTTCTACTCCATAAGTAACACACCAAGGCTTTGAAGAACCCCAGTCAAAGCTTCTAAATAAACTCCAGCTTCTTGGAATAGTAAAATTTGGCAAAATATGAACATGCTTATCCCAAACATCTGTAAAAAATCCACCAGAAATCAAATCCCAAGATCCGTAGACCCAAGCATCCCGCAACATCTTATTATCTTGAGTCATAGCCAGCAACTTAGCCTGATATGACGGATCTGAAGCTAATAATGCCTTATTTTCAAGCAAATTCGATTGAATATGTGTTCTACTCTGCTTGAACTCATCATAATATAATTTCTCAGGTTTAACTTTATCAATAAAGCGATCTTTTACCCACTGATGACCAGGTCCACTTGGATTA